CCGATGACATTGCCATGATGGAATTGCAGGGTGCTACGACAGCAGACATGACTAGTTTGGCCTGTGTGTATGAATACAAGTTCAAGCGACTATGGGAAATATTCGAAGGCATGGTTCATGAACGGCAGTTTAAGTCTGCTGAAGACTTTTTTGAATCTGGTCGAGAGCTGGCTCGTACGCTTGATAAAAAAAGCAAGAAGCACAACAGCACAAAATCTTAAACACTATTTCGGAGTTGAACGATGAACAATCTTTCAGACGCAGAAAAAATTGCAGAGCTCAACAAGCTGATTGAGACGGGCCACCGTACAGTAGAATCATGCCTGGAACGCATGGCAGCAATTGAATCGGATGCTGCTATTGGACGTAAGGTACGTGCAAAATTTGTCAGTGGCAACTCGATTCCGGTAACTACTATTACACTAAGTCGTAGTGAGATTGCAGACCAATTGGAGAACGAAAATGCGCAAGCTGGTAATGGAACGGTTAGGTAATGTCTGGTGCGATGCCCTAGAAATAGAACACCGCATAGCACAAAGTGAATTCAGCTTGTTAAACGACGAGGAACTATTGGATCTTTATACTGAAGTTTTTGGTATTGGCGGTTAAGTTTTACCCGGATTGTCTGTTGTAAACGCTCCTGTTTAGACAATCTGTTTCGGGCACGGTAGCAATACGGTGCCTCTTTTTTTGACTTCCTTTTAAAAATAGTGTACTATATACAATATGACTTTTTGTTATTCTCCCTGGACCAACATTGACATTGACCCGCAAGGAACCATATCTCCTTGCTGTAAATTTCAATATAAGGAGTACGAAGAAAAATTTAACACACAAACGCATACTATAAAACAGTATTCAAACAGCGAATTTTTAAAACAAGTTCGCACAGAGTTTATAAATGGTAAATGGCCCAAAGGATGCGAACGTTGTAGAATTGAAGAAGAAAACAGCATCGAAAGTAAACGAAATCTAGATTACACCCGCTGGAAAGACTATTACGAAAAATATAATTTAGACAGGGATGAATTTATAACAGCAAGTATTGCATTTGGTAATACTTGCAATCTAAAATGCATAACCTGTGGACCGTATGCATCTAGTAAATGGCAACAGGAATATAAAGATATCTACGGGATCAGTGTTTCTCATAATAAATTTTACAAGAATGATTTTGTAAAAAATTTTGTTCATTCGGCTCCGGGCCTTGTTCATTTTGATATACCGGGAGGGGAGCCATTGCTTGGTGGCGTGCAAGAACAAAAAAAATTACTCAGTCACTACATACAATCCGGCAACGCTCAAAATATATCATTGCATTATACAACCAATGCTACCATTTTTCCTGATCAAGAATGGTGGGAAATATGGAGTCATTTTCGCAATGTAGATATACAATTGAGCATTGATGGTATAGGAGATCGATACGAATACATTCGCCACCCTGCAAATTGGAAAACATTAGTTGATCACACGCAGAAATATTTACAACATCAAAAAGATAACATACAGCTAAGTGTAAGCCATAGTGTGAGTGCTTATAACATCTATTATCTTGACGAATTTTTTGAATGGTGTTATGTTATAGGACTACCTAGTCCATGGTTAGGACGAGTACATTCCCCCCAACATATGAGACCAAGCGTTTGGGCTGGCACTGCCCGAGATGCTATATTAGATAAACTGTCTAAGAGTCAGTATCCAGAGGTGCATGCATGGAAAGGAATGATTGCCAATTCAGATGACAGTGCATTGTTCGAAACTTTTAAAAAATTCCTATACCAGCATGATCAGTATCGAAGCACAGATTTCGCTAAAACATTTCCAGAACTAGCCAAATATGTATAGAATTTATAAATTAATCTATTTTGCAAATATACAATGACAACAGCAACCATAATCATACACGACGAAGTCAATATCAAGATTGAAGGTCTTGAGCTGGATGTGCGGCGTGCCTTAGTAAACAAGTTCAAGTATCTAAACCCTGCGGCACGTTATTTGCCAGCAGTTAGACTGGGACGGTGGGATGGCAAGGTAGCTTACTTTCAGCTGGGTGGCAGCACTTATGTAAATTTGTTGCCAGAGATTGTGCCCATCTTGGATGAGTATGGCTATGATATCGAGCTGGATGACCGCAGAACTTACAGTACCAAGTTTGATTTTGCATTGATGGCCGAAGACACTTTCAGTGATCGAACATGGCCTCCAGGCCATGAACGAGAAGGGCAACTAGTGGTGCTGCGAGATTACCAAGTAGAAATCATCAATGAATTCCTCAGTAATCCACAAAGCCTACAGGAAATTGCCACCGGTGCTGGCAAAACACTTATTACTGCGGCACTGAGTTGGCAAGCCGAAGCATATGGTCGCAGCATTGTTATTGTGCCTAACAAGAGCCTGGTCACACAAACAGAAACAGACTATCGTAACTTGGGTCTTGACGTGGGCGTTTACTTTGGTGATCGAAAGGAATGGGGTCGACAACACACTATCTGCACTTGGCAAAGCCTTAATGTGTTGCTGAAGAACACCAAGTCTGGTGAAGCAGACTGCACCATACAGGACTTTATTGAGGATGTAGTTTGCATCATTGTAGACGAAGTACACATGGCCAAAGCTGATGCACTAAAGACCTTGCTGACAGGAGTAATGGCGCATATTCCCATCCGGTGGGGCTTGACTGGCACTGTACCCAAAGAAGATTTTGAATTCCAAGCCCTGCATGTGAGCCTTGGACCGGTTGTAGGACGCTTACGTGCCAGCGAACTACAAGCACAAGGTGTGTTGGCACAATGCCACGTGAACATTGTGCAACTGGTGGACCATGTGGAGTACAAAGACTATCAAAGCGAGCTTAAATACTTGGTAACCACACCCGAACGAATAGAAGCTGTTGCTAAGGTAATTGACAAGATCAAAGAAAGCGGCAACACACTTATCCTGGTAGATCGAATCGAAACAGGTAAGATATTGCAAACTTACCTTAGCGGTTTGTTTAGCTTGCTGACAGATCGACCCGATGTAGTATTTGTGTCGGGATCGACCAAGGCCACAGATCGCAAAGAAGAATACGACGAAATTGCTACGTCAACTAACAAAATTATTATTGCCACATACGGTGTCGCTGCTGTCGGTATCAATATTCCTAGGATATTTAACTTGGTTATGGTTGAATCTGGGAAGAGCTTTACACGGGTAATACAAAGTATTGGACGAGGCATTAGAAAAGCCGAAGACAAAGACCATGTGGAAATTTGGGACATTACTAGTACTTGTAAATTCAGCAAACGACATTTGACCAAACGCAAGGCTTTCTATAAGGAAGCCAACTATCCTTTTTCACAGGAGAAATTAGAATGGCAGGCTTGACTTTTAATTTAAAACACAGTACAATAAAAACATGAGAATACTAACCCTTGACAATTGCCACTACGATTTGAATACGCTGCCAGAAGAAGTCGATGACATGCGTTTTGCTATACTGGACAACAGTGATCCTGCCAATCCTGACTATCACTACATACCGCTAATCTTTTTAGAAAGCTTCAACAGTCCGGCTCTGGTATTACAAATTGGTGATTATACAGTCAAGATGCCCATGGATTGGCGACTGCTAATTGGCGAACCCGACTCGGGTGATCTCGAAGTCATACCACTTACCAGCATCAATGACAGAGGCTTCAAGGCATTTCAGTTCAATCCGCTAAGTAGTTTTAGTCCAACTTTTCCTTCCATTGAAATTGTAGATGTGTACCACGATGTAGCTTGGTATAGCCCCAAACTAAAAAATGGACAGATGTTGGCAGTGCCTTTGAATGATGAACCCAAGCCAGATTGTGTTTATTTTGTCAAAGACATCAGCCGCAACTGTGAAATTGTTGATTACTCAAAGGCCTGGTAATATGAAACAATACGAAGAAGATAGTGTGATTCCAAAGATGACAGCCAACGTACCGGCTCCCAAAGACAAGAATATTGATCGTCGCATACGAGAACTTGAAGACAAAATACGCGATCAAGCACAAGAGATTCATCGCATGCACAGAGACATTGTACGCTTACGCACAGCCATCAACGAGGTATCAGCAAGGATCAAGTAATGACTCAGCCCACTGACAAATCAGTACGCGGACGTAGACTACAGCAAAAACTCAGACACATTGCTAGACAAATGGCCATACGCAAGGCTTATGCATTTCCTGGGCCCAATACCAAAATAGACAGCCCACATCGGTATCACAAGGTGTCGGGCGTGACCTGTGGCGATTCAAACTGTGTCATGTGCGGGAATCCACGTAAGTTTTTCAAAGAGCGTACCATGCAAGAAAAGCGAGCAATGCAAGATGTAGATAATGTTCGCGATCGACACAGCAACGGAACAACTGCACAAGATGAGTGACAAACTAAACATTGGCAACGAGATGCGTCAGCTCGATCTAAAGAATCGAGACTTCTACGACGAGCTAACTCCCGAAGAACGCAAGAAGTTTTCCAACTATCTCATGATACGTTGGGGTTCTTGTGTGCAAGGTTCTCGCGAACTGCAAGAATTTTATGTAATCAGCACCAATGAACGCTTGAACAAAAACTTTTTTGCCATCAGTCGCCACCCCAAACTACAATGGTTGTGTGCCACCGCAGTGAGTCCAGGCATGGGCGCACATCGCCATCAATGGATCAGTCCCAAGAAAAAAGAAGGCGGCGCTATTCGAAAACAGTTGGCCGAATTGTATCCACATCTCAAAGACGACGAACTGGATCTTTTGGCTCGAATAACAACCAAAAAAGAACTTGACGACTATGTCAAAGCACACGGCAACGAAACTAAAAAATGAAGTTTGAATGTCAGTATTGTAAGAAATCTTTTGCCAAAGAAACTACTCTCATGGTGCATGTGTGCGAACAAAAGAAACGGTATCAGAGTCAAGGTGAAACTGGCATACAGATAGGCCTCCGGGCTTATCAAAAGTTTTATGAAATAAGCCAAGGGCTAGGCCGACCCAAGACCTTTGATGACTTTGCTCGGAGCCCATACTATCGAGCATTTGCCAAGTTTGGACAGTACTGTGTCAGCATACGTGCTGTCAATGTGCTCCGCTTTACAGATTGGTTGTTGAAGAACAACAAGAAGATTGACTACTGGTGCCGTGATAGTGTGTACGGTGAATATCTGTTGGATTATCTGCGTGTAGAAAGTCCTATGGATGCTGTACAACGAGCTATTGAATCCAGTATGAGATGGTCGGAAGAAACTGGTAATCCTCCTCACGACTATGTGAGATTTGGCAACGACAATGCTTTGTGTTATAGTGTTACTACCGGCAGACTCAGTGCCTGGGTGCTGTACAATTCCAACAGTGGACAGGAGTTTTTAGGCAGACTCAGTTCAGAACAAATTGCCATGATCTGGCCCTATGTGGATGCAGACTTTTGGCAACAAAAATTTCGAGATTATCCAACAGATGTTGCATACATCAAAGACATACTTAAACAGGCAGGATGGTAATGAGCGCAGACATTGATATCGACATGCCGGATCGTGCAGCACTACTGCGATTGATCCCTCACACAGCCGCAAGACAAATCACAAATGGTCAAGTGCGTAGACACAATAGCGGTGTCTACATCACTGACATACCACGTGATCCTGTACATGAGTGCGCTGCCATCGACTACAAAGCAGCCGAACAGCGTGGCTATTTCAAGATAGACTTTTTGAATATGAGTGTGTATCAGCTGGTGCGTGATCCCGAGCACTATGAACAAATGCTGGCAAAGGCACCCATGTGGTCAAGGCTGTGGACTGATCCTGTTTGGGCCAGTCAGTTGGTGCACGTAGGCAATTATACAGAGTTGTTGGCATCAATGCAGCCGGATAGTATTCCCAGAATGGCAGCATTTATATCAGTTATTCGTCCTGGCAAAGCACACTTACAAAATCTACCTTGGGCAGATGTTTTTGCCAGTGTATGGGACAGT